CCAACTGCAACAGCTTGAAGCCATACTCGAATACCTGAACATAGAGTTGAGAAGATTGAGATCCAAGACCTTCAGGAAATTCCTAGAGAACTACAACAAATTATTAAGCAGTAGAGACGCAGAGAAGTACGTGGACGGGGAGGACGATGTGGTCGACATGACCAAGATCATCAATGACTTCGCACTGATAAGGAACCAATGGTTAGGCATCACCAAAGGGTTAGATCAGAAGCAATGGCAGATAACGAATATCGTCAAACTGAGAGTGGCAGGGATGGAAGATGCCGACATCAGCTAGAATCATATTAACCGACGTTGACGGAGTGCTGTTGGAATGGGAACGCCATTTCACCAAGTGGATGCAACTACGATCATACTTTGACGAACACGGGATCAGGAACTATCCTTACAAGCTGGTGGACACGGGACAGGACGACTACGAGATGGCCAACAGATTTGGGGTCAGCAAGGACGTGATCAGACAGGAGATCAGGGAGTTCAACAGGAGTGCATGGATGGGCACACAGAGGCCCATGTTGGAATCACAGACATGGGTAAAACTTTTAGCGGCGGAGGGTTGGACGTTCGTACCGATAACATCGCAGACTTCAGATATACCAGCACAGTGTTTACGTAAGAAAAGATTAGGAGAACTATTTGGCGACCATATTTTTACAAATTACCATATACTAGGCACAGGAGCAGACAAAGATAGTGCATTAGCAGACTTTCATGATACCGGATTGTATTGGGTCGAGGACAAGCCAAAGAACGCACTAGCAGGGCTCTCTTACGGTTTAAAGCCTATATTAATAGACCATCCATACAATCGAGACTTCGAACACCCTGACATTATACGTGTAAGTAATTGGCAAGAAATACATAAATTGTTATCAGGAAGAAAATGAAAATATACGTAGGATGGGATTCAAGGGAGGACATAGCATATCAAGTGTGTGAACACTCAATCAAACGCAGAGATCCAGATGCAGAAGTACAACCACTAAAACAAAACGAGATGCGAGAACAAGGTATCTACACACGTGAAGTAGATAAGCTCGCTACGACGCAATTTACATTCACAAGATTTTTTGTACCGCACCTTAACAATTTCAAAGGTTGGGCAGTCTTTTGCGACTGTGATTTTCTTTGGAAAATACCTGCAAAAGAACTAGAGCAGTACTGCGATGATTCTAAAGCAGTAGTTTGTGTACAGCATGATCACACACCAGAGGAGGGGTCAATGAAGATGGATGGACAGATACAAACTGCCTATCCAAGAAAGAACTGGAGCAGTATGGTATTGTGGAATTGTGGACACCCAAAGAATAAAATACTTACACCGGAATTTTTAAACAAGCAAACTCCAAAATTCTTACACAGATTTACATGGCTGGAAGACTCAGACATTGGATCTTTACCTCACAACTACAATTGGTTGGTTGGTTGGTACAAAGAACCCAAAGATGGTGCACCAAAGATACTACACTACACGGAGGGAGGGCCTTGGTTCGACGGTTATAGGGATTGTGAATATTCCGACGACTGGAAGAAAGAGGTAATCAATCTTTTCAGTGCATGATAGAATTCTTTAAAAAACTACATAAGAAAAATTTTTACACAGACCCGGTTGAACACATTATATGGAATCATCCAACACGTGTGCAGGAGTACGATGACCTCTACGAAGAGCAACTGCGTTTTGACAATGAACTATGGACCAATTTCAGAAACACACACAACATGAAATGCCAATTTCACGATGACATAAAGGACATAGATCTATCCGATGATATTGTTTGCCTGTGGTTTTTCAGAGAGCGTAGTGACAGAGATGCCGCAAATGATATAGACGTTGCTGGTAAAATTATTTCCTTTACAGCAAATAAATTGCTGATAGCATCTGCAAGAGATATTAAAATAATAAAACGTAAAAGATTTTTCCCAAGAAGACCGTGTGTTCAAATAGACATTAACAACGAAGTGTATGTAAATATAAAAAAAGGATTGGGCATAAATGAACGAGGGTGAAAGATTTCTAGATAAGTGTCTCACAACCACAGTGGGCTTACAACCGTGGCCTCACCAAATTATCAACGACACATTAAGCCAAGAGTCCTTTGCAAAGTTGAAGGACAGTTGCTTTAAAACAACATTAACCAAGACAACAGAACTACATCATATCTTTCCGGATCAATACAGAGACTGGGGCATAGACTTCTACGATGAAACTGTGGACATATGCACCAACTTATTGAGAAACATAAAAGAACTTGTTGGAGTTTATCCAGCAAGTAGATCATACGAGAATCTAGGAGTGAATGCACACATATCTATAACCCCGCCACTGCCATACAAGTTCCATGTACACCAAGAAGGTTTGGAAAAAATATGGAGTTCAGTAACTTACATCACACCTGAGAAGAATATTGGAACGAAGATGTATGCCAAACAAACAGAAGAATCGTTTGTCAGTGAAGCTCCATGGATGCCTAACAGCACATTTATATTTTGTGGACAAGAAGGTCAGACATGGCATTCATATGAAAGCGATCAACAGTGCAACAGGATCACATTGAATCTTTTTATACAGAAGACACGTAAAAATAAATGTTTCATGGAGTTTGCTGATCTTGGAGGATCTACTAAAAGTATAATTTTACGAGATAAACCTCGAGGATCTAACCTTTAATAAAATCCTGCAAGGCATTTACATCAGCTTCGAGATGTCTTTTCCTTACTTTAGTCCAAACAAAGTTATCCCTGTTATTGATGTTTAGGTGTGTACGCACTTGGGCACCTGTCTTGTCAAATACTTTTTTTGCTTTGAACTCTACTGTTGGCAAGTATAAACACCTACGTAATCTACGTGCAACTTTTTGTGTGTAAGAATCAACGTGCCAGTGCCAGAAGAATGGTGGAGCCAGATAACCTAATGTGTTTGTCCAATTTTTATGCACAGCAAAATGCGGTGCCGGTAAAGCCTCATCACCCCATATCTTTGTTTCGTCTTTAAATCTTTTTGATCCTTTTATCCTGCCATCGCTAGGCACTACCATTAGAATTCTATCATTGTATTTGTCAAACTGTTCCGCAATAAGATGATCCCAGTCTTGTGTTTTAACTTGCACATCGTCTCCCATAAGCATTACGATATCGTGTTTGGCCTTGTTGGCCATGAGATTCCAACTGTAACAAGTGGATTGGTTTGGGCCAACAGTATAATGCTTTTCGTCCAAAAGATCCTTGTACTTTTCTAATGCAGGATCGTCGTCGTTGAGATAGAAAAGGAATTCGGTATCGCCTCTTTGTGTTTCTGTTGCTGTGTCGACCAGGCGTTTTGCTAGTTCGGGTCTACCTCTCGATGGACAACAAAAAGAGATCATATTAATTTATTCTTCCAGGTATCCGGTGTCTTATCGTTAATAATTTCTAAAGGTAAGTGATATTGAAATTTCTTTGTGCCTCTGGATCTAATGTATTCAGCAGTCTTTCTAACAGACTTTCTCATGTCTGTTGCTGTACTATACCCTAATAAATCTCTTGCTTTGTCTGACGAACACACTGCTAGTTTGACCTCCTTTGGTCTGTCCTTGTGATGTATAGGATCTAGATTAATGCCTGTTTCGTTGGCACATGCCTCTGCTAACTCGTTGATTGTTATAGGTTCTTCGTCTGGTCCTATGTTAATAACTTCGCCAACAACATTGTCTTGGAATGCAAGTGCGTTCAAACAATACAAGCAATCGTCGATATAACTGAAACATCTTTGTTGCATACCATCACCGTATATAATAGGTTGTTTGCCTTGTAGCATTCTGTTCAACATGATAGACATTACATTTCTAAACGGATCATCGTACTTCTGTCTTGGACCAACTATGTTGTGTGGCACAGCAATAACATATTCTACACCATGTGTTTCGCATAAATTTCTCAATACATCTTCCCCGGCCTTCTTTGCAATACCATATGGATCTTGTGGACGACATTCGTAATCTTCTTTGTACGGCATCTTATCATGGTGCCCATATCTTGCCATGCTTGAACAATACACGATACGTTTAACCTTGTTCCTTATGGCCGCTGTAATTGTTGTAACAGATGCTTCAAAAATATTTCTCGTAACAAGCACAGGAGAAAAAACAGAGAGCCCTTCGTAGGCAGTAGCGGCAGTGTGATATACTATGTCACAACCTTCCATAGCTTTGGTCATGTTTTCTAAATTGCAACAGTCCACTTGATGAAATTCTACATTTTGGGGGACATTATCTGTGTAACCACCAATCATGTTATCATTGCCAGCAACAGTGTGGCCTTCGGATATCATTAAGTCTGCTAGATGCGATCCTAAAAATCCTGCTACACCTGTAATGAAAATCTTCATATGTCTATTTACGTTACCCTTTTTTACGCCATACAACATCCGGCCATACTTTGATCATTTCCCTGTATCCTTTTCCGGCAAGATAGTTTTCAATTTCTAAATTACTGCTACCGTATTTCTTTGTGTTGTTGTTTAATTCTATCATGAGATACTCGACATTTAGTAAAGTGTCATTAGCACCTTTCAGGACCTCCATTTCATATCCCTCAACATCAATCTTTATCAGGTCTACATCTTTAAGATTTAAACTGTCTATAGTTGTCATGGGTATCGTGCCATCTCCGACCACACGTTTCGCTTGTGTGAAATCATCTTTAGATAATGATATCATCTTTTCTTCATTCCCAACAGCAAGTTGATGTGTTTCAACGTCTTCTGAACAATTCTTTACAAGGCATTCGTAGTGTATGGGATCTGGTTCAAAAGCAATAACTCTGCCACAGAACTTATTCATAGCCATGGTCCATGTGCCCACCCATGCCCCGATATCTAATACATGATTGAACTTTACATCTTTATTTTTGCAGTAGGTAATAAGTTTTTCGAGACACTTGTTCTGTGTGAAACTTTTATCTTTTTTCCAATCTTCGATGTGTACATCATTCGATGGTACCCAGAATCCGTTAATTTTTTCAATTTGCATTCCAGATGTCCTTTACAACTTCCTGTAATTCATCGGCCCATGCCCGTTGTCCTGCTACATTTGGATGTTCATCTAGATCAGACACAGTAAGTTTTCTCTTTAAACACCACCCATGCTGGGCCTCATCAAAGCTACCTTGTAGTTTGTAAAAATGTTTCTGGTCCACCTGTTGCAAAAGTTTTTTGCATTCGTAGGTCAGTGGGTCGTCAAACCCGTTATGCAGTGCGTTGAACATCAGATATGGAACATTGTTTAATTTCAAGAAAGACTGCATGTACAGTATTTGTAAAGCTGTTCTAATTTGACCATCGGCCTCTAGTGCTGGAGTATAGTGTGTTTCTCCACGATATATCCATGGAGTGAACGGTAGATCCTTATAATAAGGAGGAGCTTCTGGATCAACCATTTTCCACGTGTGCCAATATGAGTTGTTACGGCTAGTTGTCAGTGCCTCACGCCTGTTGTAACTGGTCAGACCTATCAGCACAAATACTTTACGTCCCTTAGTCTGTGGTAATTTACGTGCTATCATCTCATTACTGACCCCGTTCTCTGCAATTTTTTTGAATTCTATTCCTAGTTTTTTTGCAAGAATTGAACCACACGTGTGCGGAGCTTCGGCATTCATTCCGTATTTCTTTTTGAAGTTCCCTCTGTTCATGGGAGCAGTTGCACCTGCACCGGATTTTATTCCTTTGATATATTCAGGCACACCATTGCCCATTGCAAAAGAACAACCAAAATGTATTAGAGTCTTCATTATAACATTCCTTTGTCCATTAGTATCTCAACTGCTTTGCCGTTCTCAAACTCCTCAGGAGTGAACTGCTGGTATGCTAGACTGTACAACCATTCCTCGGCGCCAACAAAAAACGGATCCTCTATGTCTGCCAGTTCTTGTCCTGCGATCTCCTTGGCGAAACTCTTGTTATCGGCTATGGTCGGAATGCCCATGCACTGTGCTTCTATGGCCGCTATAGAACAACTTGTGACCAAACACCAAGCATCTTTCAGATCTTCTGCTAGTGGGATCTTGGCCTCACTTGGTCCTGACGTGCCCCTGCCACGTGGCTTGTGTCGTATCCTAATAGGCCTGTCAGTGTAACGTTTGATCTGTTCAACCGTTTCCTCTAACCAGTTAGGTCTGTCTAAGTAGTTGTTTATACCATCCGAACTTGGACAAACTAAAATATATGACCCTTTGAAATTAGGTGCTTTTATTTTTATACCAAACTTCTCAAACCTATCAGATTTGCAATCCCTAATGTAACTGGCATGTATCTTGTTCTTACAAATACGCCAGTAATGATTATCTGATTGAAGATCATTATTATCAAATCTGCCAAAGTAAGGAGTGTCTGTAAACCAATATTCATGCTTACGTGCTTCCAGCTTTTTAATCATCTGCATGTTGTTGTTAACAAAGCCCCAATACATAGAGTTTGCTAACGGGTCTGTTGCAACACTGTTGTCTAGTGTCTTTACCTGCTCGGGCCATGACTTTTGCACACCATCGAACACTTCCCATGCCTTGCTTTTGTTATTATTAGATGGTGCGTAGATTGTTAGCATCTATAAATTCCTTTAGCTGTTCGGCCCAGTCTTGGTGTCCTATTGCCGATGGGTGCCAGTCATCAGGCGCACAATGTTGATTATTTTGTTCGGTGTAATCCTTATGTGATGTCTCTGGTTTGAAATATCTAGTCATGTCTATTGATCTATAGAGTGCTTTGACATCATCTGAATTTGTTTTTATCTCAGGATCTGATATTGTTTTGTACATCACATATGGATATTTCTTCAATTTGAAATAATTTTGTAAATTAAGTGTGGCTTCGAGGGACTCGTACTGCATCATTTCGTCCATATCTAAACTACAGGTATTAAAAAGGTATTTAAAAAATTTTTCAGTGTAGCGATTGATGTGTGGCTTGTATGTTCTCCAAGATGTTTTAAGTTGAGGAAATTTGTGTTTTTTGTATCCGTCGGTCGTTGGTATATCAAATCTCTGGCCAGATGTTATACCAATTACAAAAAAACATTTTTCTGCTATTTCTTTATTACTCTCACACCAAACTTTGGTTGTGATACTACATCTCTTGTTACCACGCCCTCCGCCTCCCAAATGGCACGCTGTTTCGAGACCCATCATCTTCGCTAGTTCCATTCCAACGTGTGTGTCGACGCCTTCCTTTGGCCTCTGCGTAAGAAAAGAACAGCCATTGGTAAAAATATGAGTGGGTTGCATAATATAATAATTAATTATACACTAAACAAACCCATGTCGCAACTTGTAAAAAACATTACCAGCATTAGATACTTCTTAGACAAATATGACATCATAGACAATTCATACGACATCAACATGAAATATCATGCAACAGTGCCAGGTAAGTTCACTAGCAATCCAACATTTGTTGCGGAATTTCACAACTGTTCAGTGAACAGTCTGCCAATATTGATTACAGAAGATAGGCACATGGTCACTGAGCACCTGTGGCCAATCCTAGACCGTTATAAGAAAAAACCAATAAAACACCATGGACTGTGGAACTCGTGGGGTGAGGAGATCAACATCGAGATGCCGGTAGTGACCAAGCAGTTTGATGGAACAAACAAGTATGTTTGGCTACCAATAGACAAGCATAGCACAGGTAATCCATGGCACATATGGATCGATGTTATTGGTAAGTTTAGGCTAATGGAAAAAAAATGGTCCACTAATTTCACAAAATACATTTACATACTGGCTAACCCTAGTCCATACTTTGACAAGGTGGCAAAAGAATTCTTCCCCAAATTGAAATATTATGTTATGCCGGAAGGAGAGACTTGGAGATTCCAACATCTACTGGCACCATCTATGAGCAACTGCAATGACGGGGTTGTGACACCACACTTGCCACCATGGCTACGTCACTTCAAGGGATCGTTTGGAATACCAGAGAACAAAAAACCATTTAGGAAAATTTACATATCTCGAGACAAAGCACACACTAGGAAATTAAACAATGCCAGCGAACTGTTAATGGCACTGAAAGGATGGGAGTCTGTCACACTTGAGGACCTACCAATAAAAGAACAAGTGAAAGTGTTTGCAGAAGCATCACACGTCCTTGCAACACATGGAGCGGGCATGGTCAATGCCCTGTGGTGTAGAGAAGGAACAAAGATAGTTGAGATACAAGACGGAAAAATGTTACACAAAAAAGTGTATCCGTTGCTATCAAACAGCTTGAAACTGAAGCACGAGATTTTTGTTGCAAAGACAACACCAATAGCAACAGATGGTAAAAAACCAAAGGGTGTGAAAAGACGAAATGATCTAATCAATTTTGATGTTGACATTCCTAAATTAATTAGACATCTAGACTGATATCACTTATAATATAACCATGTATTCATTATTACAGAAAAAACCAACAGTACAGACAGATCCTTACCCACACGTGATCATACAAGACGCCTTACCATGGGATCTCTACGAGGCACTAGAAAACAGTTTCCCAGAGTCAATGGTCTTGCAACAAAAAAATGCTTACGACAACAACATCTGTTATAGATTGAAGGCAGACAAAATATTGAATCCAAAAGAAAACATGCCTGGAGTATGGAAAGAATTCACAAAGTATCACACATCTGCGGAATGGTTCAACGAAGTAAATGAGCTATTCAAACCTTACATGCCAAACGTATTGCACAAGACATTCACAGAGGACGACTTGGGTGCAAGAGGTTGGGCAGACGAAAATAAAAACATATGGACTGATTGTCAATTGGTCATGCACAAACCCATAGAAGAAAAAACCACACGTACACCTCACATAGACAATCCAATGGAGATGTGGGCAGGATTGTTGTACATGCCGTATCCAAATGATCAAAGTACAGGTGGAGAATTCCAAATTTATTCAACACAGTCAAATGTGCAGAAAGTTAACAAGAAGGCCGGAAGGCAAATTTATGATAGTGACCTTGGCACTGTAGTCAAAACAATACCTTACAAGAGGAATACATTTGTGATGTTTGCAAATAATTCACCTAACACTGTACACGGAGTATCTCTGAGACAAAATGCAACACTCAACAGGAGAAGCGTGAACATAATTGGAGAATTCAAAAGAGGTTATTCAACAATGTACAACGTGCAAGAGGTAAGATAATGAATTATGCTGTGAGAACTGAAAGGCCCAACACTGAAAAATATGTCGAGAGTGCGTCAAGGGGAATTACAAACTGTAAACTTACAAACTACGAAACAGTGTTGAGTACAACTGATTTTGATAAAGTTGTGTTCATGGGAGTCTTGCGTGGTACACATCTAGTTTACAAACACTGTCAAGATAATAAAAAAGATTTCTACTACATAGACAGACCTTACTGGGGAGAAAGCAGGGCAACTCCTTACTGGATGAGATGTGTTAAGAATCAACACGTCAAAACATTTGTTGATCACAGACCAGATGATAGGTTCAAGATACAATACAAGGATGAGATAAAGCCTTTCCATAAAAACGGATCGTATGTGTTGGTAGTGCCACCTAGCCATGCCATGGCAGAGATGTTTGACGGTAAGGATTGGTTGGACAACACAATGAAAGTTTTAAAAGATAACACAGACAGAGAAATTATTGTGAGAGAGAAACCTTACAATCCTAAAGCGGTTATAGACGGAGAGGGAAAGATGGTGCCTGGTAAGAGTGCCAATAACAAACCGCCTAAGCCATTCGAGTGGGACAAGGTCCATGCAGTTGTGACCTTCAACAGTTCTATATCAATTAAAGCACTTACCAACGGCGTACCAGCGTTTGCTAACTTTGACAATCCTTGTTTACCAGTGTGTGAACAGGACTTCTCAAAGATAGAAACACCGAGATACGAGGATCCGAGACCTGTGTTGCACAGTCTTGCCTACAACCAATTCACACAGGAAGAATTTAGAAGCGGGTATTACATGGAGATATTAGATGGCAGATAGAATGAAATCACATGTAATTGAGAGAGTCAAACTAATAAGAGATTGGGAAAATAAGAACAATTTCAAAGAGGCAAAGGATCTCAAAGGATTCAAATTGTACAAAAACTATTTTGTTCCGGAATCTATTGCAAAGACTAGTAAGACCGTTTTGAGTTTTGGTGTGGGAGGCAATGTTGGATTTGAAAAGGAACTAGCATGGGACAACAAGGACATACAGGCCGAATTATATGACCCAACTCCAAGAAGTGTTGCATTGATACGTACAATTATACGAGGATCAAGTAGAAAAAAAATTAGAGACGAGTCAGATTCTTCTGGTCATCAAAACGTGTCCATTTCAAAAAGACTACATTTTAACCCTGTCGCATATGCCCAGGTAAACGGCACACTGCCTTTCTACTACGATCCGGAACGTGAGCCGGGGCAGTTAAAGATAAACGGGAAGAAGAGGAGCAAGGAGGAAGTTGTACGTAACCTAGAACAAAGTTACTCCCTAGTAAAAAGACAAGAACACTTTGAGTCCGTGGATGTAAAGGCTAAAAATTTAGAAACTATAATGAGAGAGCTTAACCTATCAAGTGTTGATATACTCAAAGCAGACATAGAAGGCTTGTGGTGGGAGTTTGGTCATGAGTTGTTAGACAAGAAGATTGACTTTAAGTTCCTAGCAATGGAACTTGAGTTAAATTTTGAGAAGGATGAGAAGGTCGAACCAGCGTTGGAGAAAGCACAGATACTATGCGACAAGTTCAAGGTAAACAACTATGATGTCGTGATAAACAGGAAAAGAGACAAACTGATGTTGGAAATGCTTTTTATAAGGAAAGATGCATATGAAAGTTGAGATATTTAGAAGGACAGTGAAGGACAGGCGTAGAGGTGCCAGTTGGGATCTACTGCAACACATGGCCACGGGAATCAAGGCATGTGGCGACCAACCGGTCATTGTAAACGAAAATAAAGTAGGACCATGGGATAAAAACGAAATGGAACCTACGGCACCAATTGGATGTATGTTTGGATACGGAGGAACTAACCAGATGCACCACACGAAAGGACGCAGAAGAGACCTAGTAGAACGTGCAAAGAAGAAAGGCATACACATAATAACATTCGACGGTGGAATAATGTCCAGCTTTGGCAACACAATAACAGATGCCAATCATCACTGGCGTGTGGCACTGTACTCACCAATGAACAACGGAAACTTCTTAAGTGACAACAGTCCCCCTGACAGATGGGAAAAAATGAAAAAGATTTGGGATATAAACTACGCTCCATGGAGGAAATCAAATCAAAAAGACCCGATACTGTTTGTGCTACAACCACAGGACAACTGGAGCATGAACGAGCTAGATCCTATCAAGTGGTTTAATGATGTGTATGAAAAACTGAGGCCAATGACAGACAGAAAATTTATAGTTAGGCCACACCCCAATCATGTTGCCGCAATAGAGAAAAGAATAAACGAATTCCCCGCAGATGTACAGGTAGTGATAGGACAGAAGTTTTTCAAGGGAGATGAAAAAAAGCATTATAGATTCAACTACCAGGACGCATTGAATAATTGTCATGCTGTTGTTACTCACAATTCTACTGCCTGTATCGATTCCTGCATTCGTGGAATCCCTACCTTTGTTACCTCAGATCTTGCACTCGCTTGGCCTGTAGCAAACAAAGATCTATCAAACATAGAAACACCCGAATACCCTGACAGGGATCAATGGGTGTACGACCTTGGTTACAAACAATGGACCGAGGCAGAGATAAAGGACGGTACAGTGTTCAAGAGATTCAAAAAGAAATTAGGATTATAATATGTGTGGGATATACGGAATAACAGCAAAGGATCCTGAGTTTATACAAAGCTTCATAGATATTTGTAAGCACAGAGGACCAGATGGAGAGAGTGTTTGGACATCTGACACAGTCACGCTAGGACACAATCTTTTAAGTATAATGGCATCACCCGATCAGTCACAACAGCCATGGAAGACCCCCAAGGGCAACATGCTTGTGTACAACGGAGAGATATTCAACTACTACGAACTAAAAGAAAAATATAAAGACTTTGCCGACACGACTGGTTGCGACACAGAGCTACTTGCTTGGGGGTTAGACAAGTTTGGGTTAAACTTTATTGATGAGATAGACTCCATGCATGGGTTTGCATATTATGAAATTGATGAGAACAAAATCACATTGAGCAGAGATCATGCAGGTATAAAACCTGTTTACTATGCAGAGATAGACGAGGGATTAGTGTTTGGATCAGAGATAAAGGGCATGTTGGAAAAGGTGCCAAATGCACGTACTATTAATCAGCTGGCCATGAGTTGTCTTGCATGGACCGGTATCAATGCCACACGTAATACTGTGTTCAGCGGGATAAAGAAATTGTTAGCAGGGGAGACTAAAGTTTACGATATCAAAAATAAAAAATTTGTAGAAACAAAAAGAGTATTCATAAAGCCAACAAGCAATCACAAGTTCAACGCTAAGGAATTTAAAGACATGGCCAGGAAGACTGTGAAGATGTGTAGCATAGGAAAAAGAAAGATAGGGGTGTTCTTAAGTGGCGGCCTGGACTCAAGTCTTATTGCACATGAACTAAACATGATAAGTGGACCTGCAGTAACGTTTACGAACAAGATGAAACCCAATATTATCACAGAAGAAAACTTCAACAGCGATGCCGATGCGGCCGAGAAACTGGCAAAGGTAGAAGGCTACAATCACACAGTTGTTAAGATCACACCAGACAATATCATAGACAGTTGGGATGATTCAATATACTACATGGAGCAACCCATGTACAACCAAAGCATTGCCATGTACTGTTACACCAATAAAGTTCTGCATGACAACGGTATTGTAGTGACAATGGCCGGAGACATGGGAGATGAGATATTGGGTGGATATCCCAAGTACTGGAAGATGAGACAACCGGATTATCTTAAAAAAATGATAGGTAAAGAACAATTGGAGTCATGGGACGATGTTTTAGCTTTATGGGTGCAGAGGATCAAACGTCCAATCTCAGGCACTACAATGGGTGCAACACTATCAAGAGAACAAGTGTGTGAAGAACTTAAAAAATGTTATCCGGATGACCTATGGAATCCTGAGGATCCGGTAGCTTCATACATGGCGCTGGATTGTGTCACACAGGTACCCGAGGAATTCTTTAACAGGAATGATAAATTTGGAATGGCATATGGCATGGAAGGTAGATTCCCCTTAGCAACAAAGATGTTCATGGAGTACTGTATGAGTATACCGGTCTCGGATAAAATAGGAGGCAACAAAGCAAATACAAAAATGCCAACTAAAAAAGCATATCTAAATCATTTGCCGGGTTTCATTATTAAAAAAGAAAAGACAGGATGGACAGTGCCACTGGGGTATTGGTTAACAAAAGCTACTAGCACAAGACTACTTGACTTTTACAACAAAGCATTAACAGGCGAGGGCGGTCTTGATATCGTAAAGACCAGTCAGAAAGCAGGCAAGGCACTTGTGCCAGCATGGATAATTAACGACTGGATAAAAAAATATAAAATAAAATTATGATATACAAAGTAATAACAACCTTCAAACCAGGCAATTGGGACAGGTATGCAAAAAGGATGGTTCAGTCTGTGTTGGACAGGTGGATAGGTGCCGATGTTACAGTGTACTATCAAGGTCAGAAACCTACAGATTTTGAACACGATGTGACATGGATAGACATAGACAAAGCAAACACAGGACTGCAAAAGTTCCGAGAGCACTACAAAAATGATCCTGTCGCGATGGGAAAACTGAACGAAATACCAGGAGGAGTGAGGCGTTCGCCTAGGTTAGCAACAGAAGGCGGGCTTGATGCAAAGAAAGAATCATATCTGTGGGACGCAGTCAAGTTCAGTTATAAAGTGTCTTGCGTAACACATGCTGTAAAGTCTTATACAGACTACGATTACGTGATATGGATAGATGACGATACATACACATTCCGAGATATACCTATGCAATTTATAGAAAGCATATGTCCTAACGATACACTAGTGACGTATCTAGACAGAGAAAATGATCGTGGTAGTAACAAATATCCTGAGTGTGGACTTGTATGTTACAACATGAAACACAGCTTGGTACAAAATTTTGTCAATGACTGGGAAAAACTTTACACATCTGCAGATATATTTGAACTTTTGGAATGGCACGATTCATATGTGTTCTGGCACCTAACAAAAAAATACAGACAGAAGCATTCAGCAAAAGTACATGACATAGGCTATTCAAAAGGAGTGAAGGGTCATCATGTGTTCGTAAACAGTGAACTTGGACAGTACATAGATCACTTCAAAGGCGACCGTAAAGATTCAAAAAGTTCCAAGGCAGATGACATAAGAAAAACACCGGAACTAAAAAAAATAGACTACTGGAAGAACAGATGAAAGTAAGTTGCTTTACAGATTATGGACCATTAAATTCTAAGCCTGTGTTCGAGGCATTTATAAAAAGTATGAGGCAGGCAGGGGACACTGTGTTTGTCAACAAGGACGACGGACAGTGTGATGTTGCTGTTATATGGTCGGTGTTATGGCAGGGTAGAATGGCAAAGTATCGTAACATATGGAATTCCTATAGGAATAAAAATAAACCTGTCGTTGTGATAGAAGTGGGCGGCATAAAAAGAAACGAGACATGGAAGATAGGAATCAATGGTGTTAACAGAGAAGCCGACTTTGCTAACGACAGCGTAGATGCAAACCGTTGGAAAAAGTTTGGCATAGAAATGAAGCCATGGAAGCAGACAGGCAATAACATAATATTATGCGGACAACACACAAACAGTCACCAGTGGAGGAACAACCCTCCTATGTCATCATGGTTCAACCAGCAGATCACAGAGATAAGGAAGTACACCAGTAAACCGATTGTAGTCAGACCGCATCCTAGGAATCACGTTGCAATAGATGTTGCGAAGTACAAGGATGTAAAGATAGTAGGTCCCAAAAGAGATAGGAACACATACGACGACACTGACCTTACAGAGAGATTGAAGTCAGCATGGGCAGTGATAAGTCACTCAAGCAATCCTGCCATGACCGCGGCATTCTCAGGCATACCCGTATATGTTTCGGAGGCCAGTCTAAGCTATGATGTTGGTAATAAATCATTTGAAAATATTAACAATCCTAACATGCCCGATAGACAACACTGGGCAAATAAGTTAGCATACACAGAATGGTGGACAGATGAAATACAACAGGGGCTACCATGGAACAGAATTAAAAAGAGACTAGAGGAGAAGTATCTATAATGGCAATAACAATTAACGGTAAAACAATTGGTGGCCCAACACCAATCGAGCCTATAGAGTGGCAACAGTATCAGGGCGAGACAGTCAACACACATCTCATAATACGTAAGGGAGAAAGGATACAAGAGACTGCTTTCTACGAAGACAGAGTAAAAGCAAAACCACACGGCAACGCATACTGTATAGGAAATGGCCCTTCACGTAAAGGCTTTGACCTGGCTAAACTCAAAGCCTCAGGACAGACATACGGGTGCAATGCACTGTACAGAGATTTCATGCCTGACTTTATTTTTTCTGTTGATTCTCCAATAACGCTAGAAATGGTTAAAGAGAAAGTGTACGAGAAATCGATGCATTATGCACCTTCATTGGAAGTGAATAGACACCCTAGGGGCGGACCTCCATACCTACATCTGATACCAAATAACCCGCACTGGGTGACCGGCTCTTCGTCATTCTGGACAGCAGGAGTACACGGACACAAGAACATCTACCTAGTGGGATACGATTTCAGAGAATATGGATCGGGTGAACTAAACAACATCTATCAAGACACAGAGAACTATGGTGAAAGAAACGGCGGAGACATAATGAACGGATGGCTGAAGCAATTCAGAGACATGCTTAAGATGAGGCCTTATGTAAATTACACTGTGGTACATGATGATCCTCCGGAGTACTTACATTACCTACAGACAGGCACCGACCTAGGGAACAGTAATGTTATAAGTTACAAAGAGTTTGAAGATACTGTACTAACCAGTTCTTGAAAGATTTAATCCTGCTAATCTAAATTTATTTCTAAAGGCAAAGAAGTTAGCGTTGTGATTTGAATACGGATCTTGTATTATAGTCATTTGGTATAGGTGCACCATCTCATGTGCCAGTGTCTCAATGAAGTCTCTCCATGTAGGATATTTTGAATGTAGTTCTATAGCAAAATCAATTTCACATTTACCATACGGGATCACACTCTGATCAAATGTACCTTTCCTGCACTTCCTATTATCCCAATTGGCCCAGCATCTTCCCCAGTCCCCGGTCATTCTCAAGATATAAAGAGGAACAGTTGGTAATTTACTGTTGAATAATCCTGTGTTCAACTGATTGAACCAGTAGTTTGCAAGTGATACTGTGGGTTTGAATCCTGTGATATTCTTGCGTCTAGTCAGAGTATTTTCTAACTTGATCTGTAATATTTTCCTTTGGCTGTATTTTTTCTTCTTTATTTTTTTCATGGTTGACTATATTACCAAGTATGCTATAATATACTAATAATTATCTAATTTACCGGAATCTAAAATGCACACAGATATGCCAAAAACAATTAACGAAGCACTTAAAATACTAGCATATAATGATTATTTTTGGTCAGATCCCCAAGCGACTCTAAAAAGCCAAATCAAACCACACCCCAAGGATTACGAAACAGTGAGATCTTTAGCAGAATCACAGTATGCATGGACAGAGAAACAGGCCAGATTAGCATTAGTGATACTCAAAAGATACCTTACAAAGTTCCAGGCCCACAGCATGGATATCAAATCACTACTTGACAAACCAGAATACGAGGACGAGTTTCGTGTAATCAGTTTTGACAAGAGTATAGAGAAATACACAGACGATGACAACATTGATAGAATAGAAATGAAATTTCCTTACAACAAGAAAGTCATACAACTTATACGTTGCATGAAGGACAAACGTGACATGCCAGCGGGTTATAACCAGTATGACGGTGATAGAAAGCTATGGACTTTCCTACACTGTGATGTTACTGCCTACTATCTAACTCTTATTGCAGTGAGATATGATTTTAAATTTAGTGACAACACCCTATTGAAAGATTACGAAGAGATAAAGAAAGAGATCATAGGACATCGAAAACCGTCTGCAAAAGTAATAGGAGATGAAGTAGTGTTGAGTGATGCTCCTGAATCATTACAGGCATACTGGGATCAACACATAAAAGAGATGCCAGCTCTGCATCAAGTAGATTCATTGAAGAACTTTTACATACCAACTAGCGGTATTGATGTAAGTGCGGAAACAGAGATAGGTCACAAGATTGCACACAATGATTACCACAAGTTATGGATTGACTCAAAAACATTCTCTAAGAAAGATGTAGTAAGAGGCCTACTCGAGCTTGATTGCTTTCCTTTGATGATGCCTGTGAGTGGTGACATACACATGAAGGATGATGTAAAAGATTTTTGGGAATGGTTGAATGCATTCAAGGCATTTGGAATTGACATACTGAATGATTGCTCATGGGGGTTCGATGTTAAGGAACCAATGTATTCTAAAGACTATAAAGATGGAATGGCAACTGAAAGAACCACCTTGATAAACAACGACAGTCCGCAAGAGTTTTTCCAAAATTTATACGAACTACACCAAATGAGTAAACAGTTCAAACTTATCAGTCAAAATACCAAAATTATATTTGTAAGGAACAGAATACCAAGAGCATTGATAAAAAGTAAAATAAAACCAAAGGCATCATTGGTTGCACTGGGCGGTGGTTATTATGCCACAGGCACAGACAACTTAAAAAGAATGCTTGAAAATCTTCCAAAAAAGTTGTATTATAGTGATCACCAACCGAGTAGTTGGGATTGGCATGATCATATAATAGTGAAACTTTAAAAATGAGCAGTTGTAAATTAGTAATAAAAGACGAAGTGAACGTGAAGTTCGAGAACCTATCTCTCGAATGGAGGAAGAGACTCTCTAATAAATTCAAATACGAAATACCATATGCTAGACATCTTCCAGCAGTAAAGCTAGGCAGATGGGACGGTAAGGTTTCGTTCTTTGGACTGGGCGGCACAACTTACTTAAATCTAGTTGACCAAATACTTCCCATACTGGATGAGGGCGGTGTGTACATAGATGTAGAAGATCAGAGGGAGCAACACAACTTTGAATTCAAAGCAGTAGACAAAGATTATCTGTCACACATAAAATGGCCTGATACTCATCCAATGGCGGGACAGTCAATAGAATTAAGAGACTATCAGGTAGAGACCATAAACAAGTTTATAGAACATCCACAGAGCATTCAAGAGATTGCCACTGGTGCAGGTAAGACAATCATCACAGCGGCACTATGCCAGTTAGTCGAGCCATATGGAAGAACACTGACTATCGTTCCAAACAAAAGTCTTGTGACACAAACAGAAGAAGACTTCCTTGCATGTAACCTCGATGTAGGAGTGTACTATGGTGACAGAAAAGAGCTAGGTAGGTTCAACACAATAGCAACGTGGCAGTCATTGAACGTGTTGGAAAAAAAAAGTAAAGACGAACATTCAGAAGCATTTGCAGAAGCAATAAAAGGAATTAACACAGTAATAATAGATGAAGTACACATGGCTAAGGCAGATGTTCTTAAAAGATTGCTAACTGGACCATTCGCACACTGTGGTATACGTTGGGGACTAACAGGCACTGTTCCAAAAGCAGATTATGAATTCATGGGATTGAAATGTAGCATAGGTGATGTGTCCCATAGGATACAGGCCAGCGAACTGCAAGAAAAAGGTGTACTAGCAAACTGCCATGTAAATGTTTTACAAACACAGGACCACCCACAGTTCAAAACATACGCAGAAGAATTAAAATGGTTAACAACAGACAAAGTCAGAATGAAATGGGTAGCGAACACTATAAAAGATGTTTCGTCATCAGGCAACACATTAGTACTTGTTGATAGAATATCAGCAGGACAAATATTACAAGAACAACTAGATGATTCAGTTTTCGTATCTGGGTCAACAAAAAACATGGATAGAAAGGAACAATATGATGAAGTATCTACTGCAACAAATAAAATTATTATTGCCACATATGGAGTTGCCAGTGTTGGTATTAATATTCCTCGTATTTTCAATCTTGTTCTCATAGAGCCCGGCAAGTCGTTTGTCCGTGTAATACAGAGCATAGGTCGTGGCATAAGGAAGGCCGAAGACAAAGATAATGTGCAGATATGGGACATTACCAGCAGTTGTAAGTTTGCAAAACGACACCTGGGAGCAAGGAAAAAGTTTTATAAAGAGGCCAATTACCCGTATAATATAGAAAAAATAAATTATGAAAATCCATACAGTGGATGATAGTTATTTTAAATACTGTATATGATTACCAATGTATCATTAACATACGAACAACCTTTTAGATGTAAATGTGTCTGTGACAACAAAGTAATAGGTGAAACATTCAATCAAAAGCATCATTACTTTGATCTTCCGGACATGGCTGAGAAACTTATCTTGGAGTTCGAGCCTTTCAAAATACGGCCTGATCTAAGATTAAATAAAATTTTAGTGAACACAGGAGTTGGCAAAGTTGATGTTTATGATCACAAATACGAAATGACGTTGTCAACAAAGTGGTTAGAAACATATAGCCAAAGCATTATAGATTCAAAACAAGAATATTTAAAAAAACAAAACCTAGGGAAAAATGCTGATCCGGAGAAGGAGAAGAGATGGTTCGAAACATACAACCTGTCCCAGCAAGAGAAAACATTCGCATACTATAATAAAGAACTCCAAGAGATAATGGATAATTTAAAATGAAATCTGCCTTATTAGTTAATCTACCAAAGTACGATCTCCATGCAACGCCCGCCGCGATAGGCATACTAAGATCCATGTGTGAGGCAGAACATTTTGATACAAACACGCTTGACTTCAATGTTTATCTTTACAACAACTTGACAGCAGACGAATGGCTAAAGGTGGACCACTGGTGTAAGTTTCTCACAGATACCATACCAAGAGAGCTTGAAGGAAAAATAATAAGACTATGGGACAAAGCTGTGCAAGAACACTTGCCAGATAGCTGTGAATACATGATGATATCTGTGTTTTCATATTGGACCATGTACATAGCCAGACTGCTTATTACACACGAATCAAATAAATTACGTCCCTACAAGTTAGTTGTCGGAGGCAACGGATGTAGTAGTAAGTTTCCAGATACTGACATATATTTTGAAGAATGGAATAAAAAAGAAAAATTTATAGAACACTTGTTGATAGGCGAAGGAGAGAATCCATTAGCAACGCTTCTATCAAATGGAAAAATAAAGTACGACGAATCAAATTTAGATTCGTATCCATTCCCCTCATACGGCGGTGTAAAGTTTGATGACTATTCAGAAAAGAAACTGTACATCACAGGTTCGCGTGGCTGTGTGAGAAAATGTAAGTTCTGTGATATAGGTAACATATGGCCTAAGTTTAGATTCAGGTCTGGGCAATCTTTAGTGGACGAAATAAAGAAACAAGTCAGCGAACACGGTATAAAGACATTTGAATTTACAGACAGTCTTATAAACGGTTCTGTGTCACAGTTCTACAAGTTCAATGAGATAATGGCAAACGAAAAACAAAAGAATAATGATCTAAAAGACGTAACATACATGGGACAATTCATTTGTAGGCCTAAAAGGCAAATGCCTGAACATCATTATGAAGCCATGTACTACGCTGGTTGTAAACAGTTGACCATAGGGATAGAAAGTTTTTCTAATTCTGTTCGAGACCATATGGGTAAGAAATTTGGCGATGCAGATGTACAATACCATTTAGAACAATGTGCCTATTGGAATGTACCTAATATATTTTTAATGATAAGCGGTTATCCTACCGAGACCGATGCCGACCATAAGAAAAATTTAATGGACCTAGAAAAATATTCCATGTATGCTAAACTAGGCATCATCGAATTAATAAGCTGGACTCCGATGCACCTGATACCAGACACACCTATAACTTCACCAAAGATGATGGAACACTTCAAGTTCTACATGGAAGAGAACAAAACACTTACTAATCATAACGATCATATGCCTACTGCTTCCTTCCTATGGTCTACTCCTGCAAACAAAAGCAATAATCCAAAAACTAGATTGCTTAGGTTAATAGACGTGTTAAAAATAGGCGACGAGCTGGGATATAACCAACCAAAAATGGAAGATGACTTCAAGCAGTTGGTTAGATTATCAGAAAATTATAAAAATAAAAAACAAAATCTACTGTACAACTAGCAGATATTTCGTTATAATATAGAATGAAAATCCTTACACTTGATAACAGAACATACAAATTAGAAAAGATACCAGAGTGGGTTGACGAAAAACTTAGGTTTGCAGTGCTGGATAATTCAGATCCAGCAAATCCAGATTTCTTCTACATACCATTAATATTCCTAGAGAGCTTTAATGCTCCGGCGGCGGTTTTAGAAATTGGTAAATGGAAAATAAAGATGCCGTTGGATTGGAAGATGTTGATTGGAGAAGCAGGCCAATCCGAGATGCACGTGTTACCAATCACAAGTTTGAACGACAGAGGGTTTGATGCTTTCACATTCAATCCATTATCAAGTCCAAAACCAGACTTCCATCCAATCGATGTTGTAGACATCTATACGGAAGTAAAATGGTACTTTCCAAAGATCAAGTCAGGACAGATGTTGGCCGTGCCGTTGAGCAATGGACCTAAACCTATGTGTGCTTACTTCGTAAAGGATATTTCAAGACAGTGCGAACAGGTGGACTATGGCTCAGTCTGGTAGGAAGACAATAACAATAGACGCACCAATCATGATAACCAATAACAAGATTGCGTTATGGACAGATGAGAATTGGATGCACGACTTCTTTGATTTCATAAAAGAAAACAAATTTAAGATTTCAGGTATGAATCACCTACAAGATAAATTAAAATTAACATTCGTGAATGCAAAGGAATGTACAGTATTTGGATTAAAATATGCCGGCAGAAAAAAATAGAAAATTTTTTGATCTGAGAAACGGACTCAAGGCCGTTGACTTCAGAAACAAGGACTACTTCGACAGGATAGACGACAAGGAGAAATCCTTGTATTCACCATACATGTTGATGAGATATGTGGCCAGCACATCGTCCAAAGACAGATTCTTCGTAGAACATTACATAGAGATGGTGAACGAATGCGTGAACAAGCATTGTTTCACTCTAGGCAAACACAAGAAATTACTCTGGGTACTGACGGCCATGTGTGGATCGCTACAACAACAATTCCATCCATGGATCAAACCAATGAAGCGTGTACCAAATAAAAGTTTAAAGAAACTACAACAGATATATCCAACGTGGAAAGAGACGGATCTCGAGACCTTGGACAAAGTAATAACGGATAGAGAACTTGAAGAACTGATAGAGGCACATGGCATCAACGAATAAATGTACATACTGTGGCAAAGAGTTCGCAAAGGAACGTACACTACAAGTACACTTGTGTGAACCTAAACGAAGATACCTACAACGTGATGAGAAATGGGTAGTAAATGCATTCATGGTGTTCCAGAGATTTTATCAGATACATCAACACAATTCAAAAACAAAAACATATGAAGACTTTTGTGGGAGTTCTTATTACAATGCGTTTGTGAAGTTTGGTAGATTCATCATGCATATCAATCCATTGTACCCAGACAAGTATATAGATTACGTGTTACAGTCAAAGGTCAAACTTGATCATTGGGCTAGAGATGATCTTTACGAGCTATATCTCATAGAAGCATTAAAGTCAGAGCCAGTGGAGTCTGCACTACAAAGAAGTATTGCATCAATGATGGATTGGGCCACAGAACAGAATGCTCAATGGAGTGACTACTTCAGACTTGTCAATACCAACAGAGCGGTGCAACACATCCAACAGGGAAAGATAAGTCCATGGTTATTACTAGGTTGTAACGCAGGCAAAAGGATGTTAAAATCATTTAACGACGAACAATTACAGATGATAGAAAAAATTATAAACCCTAGCTTTTGGATGTCAAAACTTAAAAGTTATCCAGCCGATCACATGCTGGTGCAGGACACGGCAAAGGAGGCCAAGATTGTCTAAAATAGATATAGATCATACAGACGAGTTAGACTTTGTTGATGGTGATAGTTGTGTTATCATAAGCAAGAGCGGAGAGATAAGAAAAATTATAGTACCAAAAATGGACACGGCGATGACAAACAGTTCAGGATACAGAGCATTACTAGATGTGATAGATCTATTACAACCCGGTTCGAGGGAAGAGTTTATCAAACGTAACGAGAAAGACAAAGGGAGTGTACACTAATGCCTGATGTAGACATAGATTTCGTTGACAGGGACAGCACATTAAAATTGTTCAAGCACACACCTGCATCGATGATCAAAGACGGCAAGTCCGAAAAACACAAGACAGGGGTGTACTTCCATGCTGTACCAGAACACCCTATCACAGGGCACGCTTCGTTGGATTACAAGAACGCAGAGGACAGAGGGTACTTCAAGATAGACTGTTTGAATGTCAATATCTACAAGGAAGTCAAATCAGAACAGGAACTTGTTGAACTGATGATACAGGAGCCAGACTGGGACATGTTGAACGATCCAAAGATAGTTGAAAACCTTTTCCACCTAAATGGCCATTACAACATAGTGTCCAAACTACAACCAAGAACCATAGAGCAACTGGCGGCAGTGTTGGCAATAATACGTCCTGCCAAGAGACAGCTGATGTACAAAGAGTGGGAAGAAATAACAAGGGAAGTATGGACTAAACCCACTGACCGATCCTACTTCTTCAAGAAGTCACATGCAGTGGCTTATGCACAGGCAATTGTGGTACAGATGAATTTGATAGCACGTGCTAAATATAGCTTTAGTGCAACACAAGATTAAAAAACTCGCTAAAAAACTCTCCAAAAAATTTAAGAAGCCTATCCAAAAGATATATCCAAGTGAATGTAATGATTCTTATCAGCCAAATAGTCCGCTGACCATATATTATAAAAAGTATATTGAAAAAGATAAAAGTTAGATAGGTCTTCTAACTAGCTGAATTGTTTTACGCTTGACTCGTTTGTTAAAGATTTCAGACAATCTCACAGTTGGTCCATGTACAATCTCAACATCTTTGGAATTTAAAGTTACTAGAGTTGTCCTAAAGTAACGAAAGTCACCTTTAAGAAAAATATTGATTGGTAATTTTCTGTTAGATTCATGCCACCAAATTTCCCCACACTTCAAGAATTTCATCTTATCTACCGGAGAGTACAACCTGCCATAATCATAGAAGCTGATAACATTGGCGTCCTCATTCTGTATTATGCCCACGTACTCCAAGTCCCCTTTACGCACTAGACTAAGGAATGGGAATTTATCCTTTAGTGTCTTAAAAATTTCATTCATAATCTTCCTATAAATACTGTTAAATATGTATTATGCAAACAGTCCAAAGGTATTTACTATCACAGCTGGTAATAGCCTACGTAAATGGTTATCATGGGAGGAACTCTAACGTGTACGATAGACGATTAACACTACACAGAGGCGTGGATAATCCTGTGACCTTTACATTCAAAAATGAGGATCAAAAGGCACAAGATATTACAACCAAGACGTACGAGTTTAATATGATCGATACGGAGTCTAAAAAAGCTGTAATCACCAAAACGCTTACCATATTAGATGATGGATCTACTGTAAGCACAAAGGGAGATGCTAGTTGTACAATCACAGAAGGCGATCTATTACCATTAGATGCAAAATTTTACAATTTTAGCGTGAGGGAAGTTGCGTCAGATAATTCAAGAACAATCACATATGCAGGCACAGGATATGCGGCCGCTGGTTCGATTGAACTGCTAGATGGTGCATACCCAGAGTTTGTGGCCAGTACTTCAATCAGCAATTTTACAGCATCAAGTGGACCACTGGCCAAGACATCAAGTAACATAGATGCCAAACCAGGTATCAATAATAACACTGCACTACACACCATTGCAATTTACACAACCAACTTCTCGGGTAGCCTGAGGGTGCAAGGCACGATGACTACAAGTCCAGGATCATTAGATTTCTTTGATATTACCATGGACGGTGCCGGATCGGCTACAAATACGTTCTCAAGTTCAAGTACAGTTACTAACTTCAATTTCTTTGGAGTATATGACAGTATCAGATTCAGTTGGGACAACGACGCCAGTAACACTGGTAAGATTGACAAAATCCTATACAGACAGTAAAATATAGTTAATGAATCTTATACAGAATACAATTCTGACTAGTCTGCCTGCGAATAGAAAGAAAACCCCAAGCGGTTGGATCAGTTTCAATGCACCGTGTTGTGTATACAACGGTGAGACTGCTGACAAAAAGAAACGTGGTGGACTGATGACCAGTGCAGACGGAACTGTGAGTTACCATTGTTTCAACTGTGGCTACAAAGCAAACTATGTAGTAGGCCGGAAGTTGAATCAGAAGATGCGAACATTCATGGGCTACATTGGAATAGCAGACGATACCATAAGGAAGATGGCCATAGAGGCCATGCGTGAAGAGGAAGGTGATGTGAAATATGAGAAGAAGAAATTTGTCACGTTCAACAAAAGAGAATTACCCAACGGTGCAAGAAAGCTAGAAATTTGGTTAGAGAAGATGTTAGGTAACTTGTTATCGGCTGATGAGACATCGTCTGTTGATAATTTGCTGAAGTACCTGGAAGGAAGAGGCATAGGTGCTGACTGGTACGACTTCATGTATTCCACAAACAAGAGTTGGGACGTAAACAAAAGATTACTGATACCGTTCTACTGGAGAGGAGACATAGTGGGATTCTCGGGAAGGATGTTTGAACAATCAACAAAGGTCAAATACTACACAGACGTACAACCTGGCTATGTGTTCAACATGGACG